TAACTTCAATAATCTCGTTGCCAATCGTGCGGCTACCCTTGGTCTTGGCCTTAAGCCTTGGCGTTCTGGCGCAAACATTGTGATAGCCATGCAACGACATGACAGTCAGCAATGGGCAGGATTGCCCGGCATAAATGCATGGTTAGCCAAGGTTGTAAAAGAAATCAAACAACACAGCAATCGCCCCATTGTAATTCGTCCTCATCCCCGAGGAACTTGTCCAATGCCACAAGGGTGTTTGATCGACAAACCTAAATTTACATTTGGCAGCTACGATGACTTTGATTTTGATCGAGTGTTAAGTAGTGCTCACTGTGTGCTAAATTGGAACTCGGGGCCGGGTCCGCAAGCATTGATGGCAGGTGTGCCTGTGTTTGTGGGTCCAGACAGTTTGGCCAGCACTGTTGCCAACTGGGACTTATCACAAATAGAAAATCCTCCACGCCCTGATCGCAGTGTATGGCTAGAACAACTGGCGCACACCGAGTGGACTGTGGAGGAAATTAAATCAGGATTGCCGTTTAGACGCTTAGTCTTTTGATATCAGCATCAACCATGTCACGTATCATGGTTTCAAAGTCAGTACGTGGTTTCCACCCCAACTGTTCTCTAGCACGAGCACTATCGCCACGCAAACTGTAAAGTTCTGCTGGACGTTTAAATCGCGGATCACTTTTTACAAGGTGTTTCCATTCGTGAATTCCTGCATGTTCAAATGCCACTCGACACAAGTCACCAATAGTGTGTTGTTGTCCGGTAGCAATCACATAGTCGCTGGCTTTTTCTTGCTGTAACATCAACCACATGGCTTCCACAAAGTCACCGGCAAATCCCCAATCACGAGCACTGTCTAGATTGCCCAAGGTAACATCATTTGCTAGGCCCAATTTAATACGTGCCACTGCATCTGTGATCTTGCGAGTGACAAATTCACGACCACGCAAGGGCGATTCATGATTGAACAAGATACCCGAGCAAGCATACAAACTATAACTTTCACGAAAGTTAATAGTCATCCAATGTGAATACAACTTGCTCACGCCATATGGTGATCGTGGACGGAATGGTGTGGTTTCACCTTGCAGGCCAGGTTCCGTGGCATTGCCAAACATCTCTGATGTGGATGCTTGATAAAATTTTGCATTGGGATTGTGCTGACGAATCGAATTGAGTAAATTCAACGGACCCATGCAGTTTACTTCTGTCGTGAGTTTGTTCAACTCCCAACTAATGCCAACAAAACTTTGAGCCGCAAGATTATAGACTTCTTGTGGTTTGACGCTTTGCATGATGTGATTCATGTTGTTCTCATCAGTGATGTCACCTGTGATAAGTTCAATGTCATTTTCAATGCCTAACCATTTGATGTTGTCAAGATTGGGATTTGAATAACGTTTAACAAGGCCATACACATGGTAGCCTTTTTCAATTAATAATTTAGCTAGGTATGGGCCGTCTTGCCCTGTCATGCCTGTAACAAATGCTGTGGGTTTCATATGATTCTCCAATACAATATGTATCAGTTGAACCTGTGCCTGCGTATTTTTTAGACTTGTATGTCTTCCATGCCGGCTGCACGGAGTCGTACTACATGTCCAGCCATCCATTGCTTGGAATCTAGACCCTTCATGATACCCAACCAACGATTGCGCAAGTATGCAACTTCGTTGATGATGGTTTCGTAATCAATCACTTCGTCCTCACCGTCCACATACTTTTCAGCATCTCGACTGGTCAATGCTCGTGCATATCCTTCTAGATACTTTTGAAAATGTTTGCGTCGAATTTTGCGTAGCTGAATATTGAGGTAATTCAACACAGCTTCAATTTCTTGCAGCTGGTTAAATCTGTGTTCTGTAATGCCTGGCAGAGCTGTGATATTTTTTTCTACAATTCCGCCAATCCTGCAATCACGCTTGGCATCATCAAGCTCTCGCTCGTAGTGCTGCACAAAGTCAGGAATGGCGGACAAGTCCGCTACTACACGGGCATACCACATTTAGTCTTCCCATTCAGATTCGTTGTCGTCATCGTCGATGTCTTCGTCGATATCTTCATCTTCTTCGTAGTTTTTGTCATTGTCAAGATATGCTGTGAGTGCTCGCTTGACATCGCTGTCATGCTTGAATGCATCACGGATGTCTTCTACATCTTCGTCGTGATCAATCAGCACAGCTACTAGTGTTTCGGCAGCTTCGCTACGATCTACTGTGTTGACATAACGTTTGAGTTCGTTCCAGATTTCGCTTGCTACTGTAGAGCTCATTCTGCATCCTCGCTTTCGGCCTCGGTTGTGGCAGTTTCTCGAATGTTGCCAAAATCGCTCATCACAGTGTCCAGGCAGCCGTCGTCGTTGCGTTCCCAACCTTTGCGGAACTTCTTGATGATCTCTCCAGCACTTGTGGTAAACACAAGACTGTTGCCTTCCTTCTTGAGCATACCTTTTTTCTCAATCAAATCTGTAAGTCCCGAATAAGGGCTCATGCCTGTAGTGTAAGGAATTTTGACCTGCACACCTTCAAAGGGCTTGGCGTAACGTGTTTTCATGACCTTGCAGCCTGCACGAATACCGTTGACTTCAGACACCTTGTTGCCGTCTTCGTCTTCTTTGAGCTTCATTTTCTTCATAGCTACTACAATAGAGCTAGCATAGATAAAGCCCTGACCACCGGAGATCTTGTCATCAGGATCAAACATGTCCTGACTTGCGTATGTGTGATTGGTACATACTAGACCTACGTTGTAGCTACCAAACATGTTGACACAGTTACGAACCAGGGCTGTGAGTGCTTTGGGTTTACGACCCAAGTCACCTTTCATTTCGCCTGCTTCAAACTGATTCACGTCTGTGGGCGTCAACAACATTCCCAAGCTGTCAATCACAAACAATACCTTGGGACGTTCGCCATCGGGCAAGGCCTTGTAGTCAATCATGAATGTGGAGATTGTTTTGGCCACATCGTCGATCATGGCCATGCTGAGTTTGAGCAATTTGCTTTCGCTAGTGTCAACTCCCAGAGCCTTGAGCCAGTCTTCGTCTAGTGCGTTTTCGCTGTCAACTAATACAACAAAGATGCCTTGCTCTTGTGCATGCTTCACAATGTTGCCGCTACAGATGTAGCTTTTGCCTGCACCTGAATCGCCAGCAAACACAGTGACTTTGCCCAGCGGAATACCGCGATTGAAGTCACCAGAGATCAAATAGTTCAAGGCATAGTTGCCTGTACTGATCCAGTCTGTGGGATCATTGAAGCCTATCGAAAGGCCATCAATGCTTTTGGTAATTTCCTTACGGAACTTTGAAATATCAAATGGTTTTCCCATGTTTGTCCTTAGTGTAAAAATATTCTTGCTCGATTGTTGTCTCGAGAATTTCTGTAAAGTATCTTTCGATAGTCAAACAACTTGTTATCGATATTTTCTAAATTTGCAATCGGTAATTGAGTAGTTATCGGTCTGGTGTTGTTTTGTTCGGCCCAGGTCAGGTATTCTTTGCTGTAGGGAATCGTCTGCGGTTTTGCTAGATTCAATTGAAATGCAAATTCAAGTTGTTCGTAATTGTAATGATCGTCGCATTTTAAATTTGTATCAAAATTAATAAACTTGTCATAGTATTGTCGACCAACATAGGTATAACCAAAAGAAAAATTCACAACGTCGTTGTTTGATGACAGTGTATCTACAAAAGGATTATCAAATACATTCCATTTTTGATCTGCTTTAAATTCTAAATTTACTTTGGTAAAACTAGATTCAAGCCTGTGTACAGCCAAATTAACTTCTTCGTAAGGATATATGTATCCTAACTTTTCTAGAGCCTCTGCAATTTTTATTACACGAATTTCATCTGGATACACATCGTGTAATGTATTCCCAAGTTTTGCTTGATTATTGTCTGCACTATATCTTAATGTGTCAATGTCAACTGTAGACTTTTGCGAATGTACCCACTCGCAATGAGTCATGTTTAAAAAATCCTGGTCAAGATATTTGACCAAATGTTCTTGCTGGTTGAAAGATTTTTTAATTAAATCATACAGCACTTCGTTGGTTTTCGACAATGCCCAATGCAAATGAGTTAACTTTTGATCCAGCTGCTTGAACAAAACTCGATCATTAAAAAAAGAATTTTGTTCTGCAGCATTGGCTTTTTCAACAAAAAATGCAAACAGTTCATGATTGTGTACTACATCAAAAGGTAGGACATCTCCTGAATTATCAAATACAAGTGAAAATTTCATAATAATAACAAGCCCGTGTCACGGGCTTGTATTTTTTACTTTTGTTGACGACTGCGAATCATGGCCAAAATGTCTTGTGCATTTTGTGTTGCCTTGGGTGCTACGATTGGTGCAGCGGCTGCTTCGGCAGCGTCTTCTTCCCAAGGTGCTGCTTCTGCTACAGGAGCAGGAGTTGCTGTACGTGCCACAGGTGCAGGTGCCGCTAGTGCTTCGTCTGTGCTGCCACCTTGAGGAGCACCTACGCCTGCTGGGCGGAAGTACTGACCCCAACGCTCTGTGTCGTACGGCTGACCATCTACACTTGCTTCAAACATTTCTTTGATAACACGGAGCTCAACGTCAGTTGGCTTCTTGGGCAAGAATGTGCTCAAGTCAAACAAACCATGTGTTTCCACTGCCGCTTGCTCGGTTTCGGTCAAAGCCGATTCCTTACGTGCCCACTTGCTAGTGTTGTAGTCAGCATAGCCACCTTTGCTAGTCTTGGCAATACGGAAGTCCAACCCACGCATGGTGTCTGTTGGCAATTCTTCCAGTTCAGGATCCATTAGCGCACCCTTGATCAAGGTAAACAACTGTGGTCCAATGATGAACTTGCGGATTGGGTTTTCTGGTGTCTTGTCGTCACCAATGGGGTTCTCACGCACAAAGCCCTGCATGATGTAACTGCGCTTTTTCCAGTACTTGCGACCCATGTCTTCCAGGCTCTTGTCCTTGAACCAGGTACGCACTTCGGCCAAGATTGGGCAAGCTTCGCCCCACATCTCAACGCAAGGTACTTGGACCATGACCTGCTTGGAATCCATCTCGCCTTTGACTCCGTTGAATGGCAGTCGAATCATGGCTCGTTCTGCCCAAAAGAAAGTGTTTTTTGTGTTACCATCTGGAAGGAAACGCAAGGAAGCACTTTGTCCTTCTTCCATGTTCCAGTGGGGGTAAATTGATCGGTCGCCGCCTCCGGTGGATTGCCCACCTTTGTTGTTCTCTGCTGCCTGTAGTCTTGCGCGAATTTCTGCTAATGATGCCATAGTAATATCTCCTGTAAAGTTGCCTATGTTTTGCCTATCTAATATTCTTAGATTGTATGTTGCCTGTGCATACAAGTTGTATTGTATACGACTTTATTTAGTATTGCAATACAAAAGGCAAAGTTTTTTGTTCTATAAGTACAACAATGGACAACAACGTTTTTTATGTGTGGGACAACCATCGCAAGGTCTGGGCCAGCAATCCTGACATGCGCGATCAAACAGAATGGTTTGTATGGGATCCACATTCATGGTGGGAATACAACCGAGCACTGATGGTGGGGCAAGAATGGTTTCCGCGAGCCGAGATCTATCGAGGTGTGCGGCCGCCGGGACCTGGAGAATTTGACAACAACGACAAGAGAAAAAAAGTAGCATTGTTGTTTTTTGAACATTTTGCTAGACCTCTCAGCGGCGGAACAATTGCAGACTCTGGACCAATTGAGGATCATCCGACTTTGATTTCAAACCTTGCACTGAACTGGGCCGACATTGTTGTAACTCACAGCACTGAAGCTATGAACAATTGGTGGCCCAGGGTATACGGAGATGTTTGTAATGCTGTTCACAACGATCGAATAAAATGTGTGTTTGCCGGTAGTCAACGATATACACATCCTCCACAAGATCGGTTTTTTAATGACCAACTAAGTTTTTTTTCTTACGTGGTACAGGCCAATTCGTTTCAAGAAATTACTGAAAAGACTGTGCCTTTTCGCAAGCACATGTTTGACGTACTAATGGGTACTGTAAAAACAGCCAGAACTTATTTGATGTACAGGCTCTTAGAATCTGAATTTCTAGACCATTGCTTGGTAAACTTACAGCCAAGACCCTGGGATGATCCTAATCTAATCAATCAAATTGATCCAGTTGGTTTTGCCCAGCATGGTATCATACAAAGATATACATCACCTGCATTGAACCAACTGGAAGAAACAGTGGTGCATAAATTCAAACAGGACACTCAAGACCTGAGTCCACGTGAACAATACAGTGTTAATCTTGTTTATAGACCCGGTTATGGTCTGCCTGGAGACAATACACCAATGAGCGTGATTGTGCCCTGGGGCATATATCAAAGCAGCTGGTATAGCATAGTTTGCGAAACTGCTGATATTGGCAACAGCAATACTTTTCTTACAGAAAAAACAGCAAAATGTTTGTTTGCCAAACGCATTTTTATCATGTTTAATGGAGCAGGACTTTTGAAGAGATTGCAAGAACTAGGGTTCAAAACGTTTCATGGAGATATCATTGATGAAAGTTATGACAACGAGCCCAACGATGCCCAACGATATGCTATGGCCTGGCAGCAAATACAACGTTTGTATCACACTGACAATCCAAGATCGGTGTACAAACATTTTCAAGACGTATTAGAGCACAATCATCAACACATCAAAACGTTGGCTGAATCACAGTTAACAGAAATTAAAGATTTTATTCACATACCTTTTGTTCTAGAGCAACCAAAAATATAAAAAACTCAGAGATCTATTAGTAAATACTATTATGACTATTCACCATATCTACGATACCGACTCCGAAGTCACCACTGTTGCCAATAACCTATGGAGTGTAAAAAACTGCTTTGCCGAAGACACGTTTCAGCAGTTGGCCTCTACGCACTTGAATCATGCAGACTCATGGCACCGACACGCTGACTGTCTAGAGTATCGCTTGCAGTTGACTCCTGACAGCCCTACCCTACAACAACTTCAGGGCATGGCTCCTGACATAATGCCCGAACTAGAACGCATCACTGGTATCAAGCTCATGCCTGCAGAATGCAAAATGTGGTTGGATTTGAGTAACTGGCATTGTCCATATCACTCAGATGCAGGATTACTAGCAGTAACTTATCAAGTGTATTTGTGGACACACGGCGATGTGCATGGCACTGAGTTTACACACAGCACACCACGCACACGATTTGATTTTGTGCCCAACACAGGCTATATTAATCTAAACACTGATCTCAAAGAGCATCATGCAGACACCATCACAGGCACACGATTAAGTGCTTGCTGGCAGTTCCGCGCCAAAGTGTAAGTTTACAGTTTCACGCACCGAGTTAGGTGCAACTTCATATGCCGTTCCAAAGAAACATCTAGGTTGATTGATCATTAACCAGGCTTCGTTGGGGCGGTATTTTATTTTGACCAAATCTTCAGGCTTGAATTCAGATATTTCTGCGTAATCTTTAGGGTGATTTGCATTCACAGTTAAGTTGTTGCAGAACACACTTGACATTTCAGGAGCGGGTTCTGCGCCCATGAACACTTGAATAAAGCAACGGATATCTGGATGTAGTCTATGCATCATGATTTGGCTGCCACTCAAGTCAATGCTAGAGTAGATCACTTGCTGTTGCACCAAATGATTTGTCAACTGGTTGATCTGTGCAGGTGCTTGTGCTAGTGCAGACTCCAATAGGGCATTAGAACCCCAGGGTGTCAACAGTCGATTGGGATACTGGGTTGTCCATGATTGTTCTGGACTGCGATAACTGTAACGTACAGATTCGTAGTCCAAGAAAAAGTCTGGCAAACGCCAGACTGTGGGAAGGATTTGTTGGGCATTACTAAAGTTTAGCATGCCCATATTTAAATCATTTTATCAAGGCCAGACTTTTTATTCTAGCCAACAATGCATCGTCTTTGCTTTCGGCTACTGCTGGTTGTTGTGCTCCTGGAACACCTACATTACCTGGCTGTGCTCCGTTGGCCACACGCCATGCATCATCAAATGATTGATATGTGCTGTCTTGGCGATCAATAGTTCGGTCTGAACCATCCTGCGTCCAACCACCGGTTAACTTTGTCCAAGTTCTGCCCTTGGCATCTTTGATTTGTGGTTTTATCTTTGGCGGGACATCAACTATGCCATTAAACTTTTGTAGGGTGTTAATATCAACATTGCTCTTGATACCTTGAACTCCACCTGGCGCAGGTGCAGCCGCTGGTGCAGGTGCTGCCGCGGGCTTTGCTACTGGTGCTACAACCTTTTTAGTCATATCCATTGTGCCACCTTTTTTTACAACACCCGGAGGTAACTTCATGGTAGTCTTTGCGACAGGCAGTGGCTTGCCAGTGTTTGGATCATAGCCCTGTGGGGCAGCCGCAATTCTTGCTTGTGTTGCCGCATCAGGAACTACAGGTGCCGGAGCAGCCGTTGCTGCTGTTGTAGCAGGTGCTGTTGCTGCTGGTTTTGTAAACATACTTTTGGCTTTGTTAAACATGTTACCCACAATGCCTTCATCCATTTCATCTTCTGGTTTGCCATACAAGTATGTAACAGTTCCCATGGGGCTTATAACGTGTGTAACATCGTAGCCTTCATCATCCAATTGAGCCAACAACTTTTTAGCACCAACAACTTCATAACGGTCGGGCGTATATTCGTGTACTAGTTCGTCACCGTCCATGACTCTCCAGATGTTGTTGCGTTGATAATAGTGTTTGTCTCTACTGTCATCTTCACCTATAACAGGAGCCATGCTTCCTGCTACTGTGCTCATTTCATACATGCTGCCACATTCGGCTAGTGCATGTTCGGGGCAGTATTCGCCTTCAGCAGTCATGTTGCATGACCCTTCGGCAACTGGTGCGTCAAACCCACTCATGACTTCAAATGTGGAAATAGGATCAGCTTCGGGTAGCTTACGCATGGCATGGTTGCCTGTGCCTAGCTCTTGATCTAGACGATCTGTGATCCATTCAAACGGATCACCATCACGACCCTTGGCAATGCCGTAGGGAATTTCGCCGTGGTCTGAATAATAGTCAAACAAGGCATAGTACAAGTCGTCGTCTAGGTCGCCACCTTTTTCAAACTGATCAACTTCGTGTTTGAAACGATCCATGATATGACTCAATGTTTCGCCGTTTTCGTCAAGCATACGACCTTCTACCATTGGCAATCCAGCTGCCTTGCGCATGGCATTGAGTTCTTCTGCCACAGATTGCTGAGGCACTGGTGCAGCAGCTGGAGCTGGAGCCGGAGCTGACGCAGCTGGCTCTGCTGCTGGAGGTTGTTCTGCGCCTGCAGGGGCCTGCTCAGGAGTTTCAATCCCTAGTTCACGCAGACGTTCCATAACACCTGTGTCGTTCCAGGCATTTGCTCGTGGATCACGTTCGGCCAAATCACCTAGTCGATCAAACAAGATGTCGTCACCAACTAGAGAGTACAGTTGTTCTGTTGCATTGGTAGCATCAGGGCCAACAATGAGTTCTTGACTCATTAGCTCTTTGAGTTGATTGAGTTGTTCAGGAGTTTCAGGCAGGCTCCATGTGCCTTCGGCTAGATTGTTGATCCAGCTTTCAAAAATTTCAGCTTCTTTCATAGCATTTCCTTGTTGTTGTATACGAGCCAGCAATGGCAATGCTGCTTCGATTCTGGTGTCCAATGTTTGTTGTACAAACATGGTTTTGATATCTTCTACCAGGCTTTCGTGTTCGCCAATTTCTGCTGGATGCCAGGCTTCAAAGTAGGTGTTGTAGCCTCGACTGTGTGTGATGCGCTTGAGACTTTCACGCAGGCTCTTGTAGTAGGCCTGTGCCTGCTCCACTATGGTCTGCGTAACGCCTTCCATCACACGGCCAGCACTGGCTCGGTTGAATCTGTTTAGTACTTTGAGTTCAGAAACCATTTCACAAATGTGATTGCCGCGCACATCGTAGGGCCGGCCACCTTGACGCACATGCTCCAACATGGCTTTGGCACCAGTCATGTTAGTGAATGGCAGTCGAAAGCGTTCTTGGTCAGCAGTTTCAATATAGATGCTTTCTACATAGCGAAAGCGAGCGTCATTTTCGCCCAGCACACGATTGTGACGAATCATCATTCTAGCTTCTGTGGGTTCGCCAGTGTAGCTCACACGGCGATTGCCATAGTAACCTTCAAACAGGCCTTCTTTGATAGCTGCCATTCCAGCCTGCACATACTTGAGCTTGCTGAGATCTTCTGAAGAATAGGTCCAAAAATTTCTCACAGCAAATTGATGCAGAGCTTGAACAAAGTCAAAGAACTCTTGCTTGTCGTTGCCTTCCATGGTCTTGCCCAGGTTGTCGCCGTACATGACTTTCATCTCGTTGTCGTTAGCCAGCACAATCACCATGGTACCGTAGTTTTTTCCTGAGTTGGAAATATAATCAAATGTGAATGTTTTTGCGTCGTCTGCGTTGCTGGGACGCCCGTCTTTGCCTGTTAATTCAGGGTGAAAGTCCCGGCTGACCAATAGGTCGTTTAGTTTTTGTTCAATATTGAGTTCTTGGGCCATAGTAGTATATTTAGCGCATCATGCTAATGAAAGGCATAGGTTCTATGATATTGTCCCCGTGATCTTTCAGATGCGAATCTAGTTCTTGGTGATAAGTTTGCAACAACATCAGCATGCGGGTAACCAGCAAAGTGCTCATTACCAAGTCATCTGTTTCTCCAGGTTTGGCTGCATAGCTGCTGCCCAGCGCCACAAAGTTTTTGAGTTCTGAGATCAAGGGTTTGCTGTACAGTTTCATACGCCCTGATTCTACCAAGATCTTGAACTTGTTGCAGGCCACAATCTTGCTTTTGTTGGTGGTTGTGAATCCCTTGCGAGTTCGTCGTCCGTGCTGGCCCTGCACTGAATTATCACTGAGGAAATAGCCAGGAATGTTTTCTTCGCCGTATTCGTTGATACTGATCAAGGCTGCTTCGCCTAGAGTGTTGTTTTCCACACTGTAGTAGATCTTTTTGTCGTCTTTGACCACAGCATGCAGTTCTTTTACAATGTCCACCAAGATCTTGATCTGTGTGGGCACATCTGTTTTGTTATGACGCCATTCAGCCACTTGTTCTGTGGTATCTGCTTCAAACACCTGTATGGCGGCAGGATCGCTGCCTGTGCCTAAGCTAGGGTCTAGGGCCACAATGTATATCTTGTCTGCTTGTATGGGTCTATACCAACGCACTTGTCCTATTTTGCTGGCAGGTTCTACACCTTCTAGGTCCAACAATTTTAGTGGCGATATCAAGGTCTCATCGTTGATAACAAATTCGCAGTCCATTTCTCTGCGGAATCGTTCTTCGCCCAGCTGTGCTCGTTGTTCTTCGGCCCAGGTGTCATCTCGATCTGGGTGTTCACGCCAGAATGCACGAAACGCTTTAAAGCCGTTGATGCCCAGCCCATTGGGCCTAGGGTTGCCGTACTCGTCTTCAATTTTGTTGGCACCTTTCCAGATCAACGCAAACTGATCTTCGTCGGAGTTGGGGGTTGAAGTAATAATGGCTTTACCACCTGTGCTGAGTGTGGGTGTAATAGAAGTCCAAAACTCTCGAGCAATAGTAGGGCGCACAAACGCAAATTCGTCCAGATACAACAAGGTAATTGACATACCTCGACCAGTGTTTTCTGTAGTGGTTTGCGATACAATACGTGATCCGTTGTCAAACTCCAGACTGCCTTTGTTGTAGCTGGTAGCACCTGCACGTATATGATTGGGACACAGTTCGTATGCATATCTGATACGCTGCATGATTTCTTGTGCACCTAGGTATTTGTGTGCAGCAACCAAAATAGTAGCATCAGGCACAAACATAGCATACCACAACAGGTAACCTGCTGCTGATGTTGACTTACCAGTTTGTCGCGGCATCAAAGAAATTGAAAATCTACTGTTGTGATAGTTTGCAATCAGACGTTTTTGATATTCAAAAGACTGATACAACATCTTGCCACGTGTGGGATGCTGAATGTAAAAGAAGTTGTCCATGAAGTACATGGGCCCGCTTACAGGATCAGCACAGCGAGCAAACTCAGTCAACTGCTCCTGTGTATATGTTTCTCGACGGTGCGGTGATTTTACTAGCACCGTATCTAATGTGGGTTTGATACTCATAAATCTTTCACGTGATTGTACACCACTTGCGCAAATGCACGATTATTTAACCTGCCAGGATGCAGGAGGTCCCTACCAAGGTCCAGTTGTGTTTTGTCTGTTATAAGGTCTCTGTAGTCATTGGGTGCATACATCACCACAGGAATGCCCAGTTGATCACAAACATGTGCAACGGCTGCTCGATTCTTTTCAGCTCTAATCTCTAGATTTTCATCGTGTGCCAGCATGGTTTTCACAAATGAGCCTGAGCCCCAGTTGGCTTGGTCATAAGCCCAGTTAATCAGATGTGGTGGTTGCTCAAGGTCAGTGTGCAGTTCAATTCTGTTGGCGCGAGGTTCCAGGAACACCACAAACCGTGGCCGTAGTTTTGCCAAGTAGTAACGTGCTATGCGATAACAGGTGTCGCTGGCTGCACCAGCAATGCCTAGGTTCCAGCACCATAGGTTTAACATTTTGCTCAATACTGTAGTCCAGCGTTCATGTTCTGCTACTCCAGTGCCTTGAGTAAAACTGCATCCAATCGCTACAAAATTTTGTCTGCTGTCAAATTCATCAGTTCTGAATCCGTCACTGTTGAATGTGTAATCAATGGTTTGGTCCACCCAGTTAAATTGTTGCAGCATAAGTCTTTTGGCAGGGTCGCTCATGTGCTGTTGATAATTTTCTTTAGTGTCAGGACTGATCCAATTCACAGTTTGTCCTGCATGGCTACTCCAGGCGTGTAATGGCTTCATTGTGTTAAGTGTGCAAGTTCAGGCCACAACTCCACAAACTTGCCAGCTTGATCCTTGTGGTACTGAGTTTCAATCTCAGTGATGTGTTGACGAAATTTGGATTCAATACCAGAACGTGCTTGTGCAATTGCACGATATGTGTTCAAGGCATTGTCAAAGAACTGTCGCTCTGCTGGTGTTGCAAGACCAGTGGCATAGAATCGTTCAATTTCATCTGCTGCTGCTTGAGCCACTGCAGGTCCGTGCGAGAATGGATCCAGGTAGTCAGGTTGAAATAGATTCTGCCACAACACTGTGACTCCTTGGCTCACTGCCCATTCACGGAACTCTGTGATGCGTGTGGCATTGTAGATGTTGTACACTGCATGAATGCCGCCCCATTGTCCCTGTTTGAACAAGTCTTTGACTATGGCTAAATTTTCTGTCAGCATGTTCCAGTCACCACCGTAGCGCACATATTCAAACTGTGCACCAATGTTGTCAAAGCTCATGCTCCAGCCAACTTTCTTTCTTTGTGCTAGTTTCTTAAAAATCTTGTTCTTGCCCAAGTCCACGTTCATGTTGGTGATCAAGGTCACAGCACAGTCTTCTGGGATGACATCCAGTAGTCGTTCGTTTTCAGGCAGCAACAAAGGCTCACCGCCCACTAGGGCTACGTCTCGGATGTGCGATTTGTGCTGTTCAAGAAAATCACATACTTGTTCATAGTAGGGTCTTGACCCTGACTTGAAAGGAATGCCTTTGAGTGCTGACCATTTTGAACTGGCCCATTCACTGCAATAGTTACAGCTAAGATTACAGGTGGTGTTCCAACGCACGTCCACAATCACAGGATAGTGATACTGGTCTCCGGCTGTGGCATAATCAAAGTTGGGGTTGGTATCGTTGTGCCACTTGCGTTCTGAGTCTGCGCCAAAGCGTTCAGCTTGCACACAGTTAGAGCAGTATTTGTGTGCTCGCCCCTGTGACATTTCGCCGCGTATTTGTTTCAAGAGATCTGAATCCAGTATCTCTGTGATGGTGTTGCTGTTGAGATTGCCCAGCATGTTGGGATCACCAGCACAGCAGGTTTTGACATCACCACGGGGATTGATATGCAGCCCACGCCAAGGGGCTGCGCAAAAGAAATTTGTCATCCCGTATTTACAGCGTTGTTGGTTCAGGCTGCGGTTTTCAATAATGTAAACACGTTAGGACACAACTAAAACATATTCAGGTGCCATTGACGTATTTGGATAATCTATGTCAAGATATAGATCTGTCCTGGGCAAGACTTGTTTAATGCCGCGGCGAACAAAAGACAATTCCAATACCTCAGGAAAGTCATTACAAATAGGTCCAGCATTGTTGGCATGCACATGTATCAAAGAAAAGTGTTGTTGTAAAATCTGCATTTTATCTTGAAAATCTGGAGCCCAAGTGCGATGCCACTCCATAATCAAACCAGTGATACGAGAATGTTGTCTTACAAGAATATCTATCATGGCTTCTTCGTGGCCTTCGATGTCTATTTTGACAAAAATATCATTGGTTGCAATATTGTCAAAAATATTTTGCAAATTCTCTGAGCCTGCTGAGTTGTAGCCCAACACGTTTACACAATTATGACGTAGACCTAGAGCATAAAAATCTGAGTTTTTGGGAATCTCTACTGTGCCATCCCAACAGTCTATATCACTGTGATGATTGATCTTGTGCCAGTCTCTCTCAAAACTCCAGTCATCCCCGATACCTAAAACCAAAAGATGTTGGCTAGCATCAACTGCTTGCCTAGAAGTGATATATCCGCCGTCGCTGTCTGTGCCAATTCTTATGAGATCGTCACAGCCGCAGGGTATTAGCCATGGACGATCTGCGATGCTGAATTGTTGGCTTGTCATTGCTGTACTGTCAATGCCAATGGGATGTTAGGCCAGTTTGTGGTTAGCACCAAGATGTTTTGGCTTCACCATAGTACTCACGGGCATGACCATTGGCGATCAATCCGCGGCGCACACTTTGCCCATTTACAATGATATCACCAATGACTCGACCACCAAACTTGTCCCACTTGTACAGGATAACTTGATGCTTGGGTGCGCTCTTGATCAACTGTGTGGTCCATGCACTGGCTGCTTGGGCTTGTTGATCTTCTTGGGCGCACTGTGCTCTGTGTCCTTTTTCCGGAGTATCTACACCGTAGATACGCACTGCTAGTTCTGGCTTGAGTGGTGCTGGTAAGAATGGTGCAGAAATCACAATAGTATCGCCATCACTTATGCGGATGATTTGTGCGTCATAGGTCACGCCTACAGGTTCTTTGGGTGCTTTGACTTGTGCAAATGCCAAGCATGGAATCAGTAGTAGAGAGAGTAGTAGTTTTTTCATAATGGGTTCTGTGAATTGTTAAATCAGCGTGGGTAGCCCCGGAATGCTTTAACAGGACTTTGTGTGTCCACAAATGTGGGTTCAGTGCTGTCAGGAGTTGATACTAGTCGTTTGCCACCGGGTGTGGCAGTCATGGTCAATGCAGTATCAATTATTTGAGCTATACCTGCATTCATTCCAGCAACAACGCCGTGTTCACCAAATGCTGTTTCTGAGTCCCAGGCAGGAAACTTGGCGTTAATGCCATCTGTACCTGCATCGCTACGGGCTCTGGCCATTGCTACACCAAATCTATAGTTGTTGTAAGGGTCAGCGGCACTGAGACCAGGAATCACATAAGTGTGCCGCATAGGAGCTGCTTGTTCAGGAGACAAGTCTTTTTGTTCCGCAATGAACTCGCGAGCTCTCATCTTGGGTAGCCCCGAAATGCTTTGATAGGGCTTTGTTTGTTGGTGCTCTCTAGTTCTTCTGAATCTAGGTCGCCCAAATTCAAATCTTTATATTCAGCGCCTGCTGCCTTAAATGCTTGTTTCAGCATTTCGTGTTCAATTCTAGTGTATGGATAGGCGCCACGTTTTTTTCCTATCCAACTTTTTTCATCCATGTCTAACACATCGCCTGATCCGTCAGCCATGGCCACGGCCATCATCACGCGATTCAGAGTGTAGTCACTGTTGGCACGTTCGCCATCGCCAAATATGGTCAGGCCCACTGTGGCTGCTTGACGACGTTTACCTATTTTGCCGTCACGCTCAGTGATAAACTCTTGTGCTCGCATTACTGCCCTGCTGAATTGTAGACGCCAGCAGTAGCAGAACTAGCTGTGCCCAATTCCAAAGCTGTGAACGGTGTACCAGTCACTGTGACTTTGTTACCAGCGCCAGCATATACTTCAAACACTGTGTTGGCAGGAATAGTAATTGCAGCTGAATAAATGTTGCCCGCTGGACTAGCAGAGCCTAGAGCCACTGCATAAGACTGATATGTCACTGCATTGGCTGCTGTGGAGATCTGCAGTTTGTCAGTGTACACTGTGGCATTGGCCAAAGTGGTGTATACATTGGCTGGCATTATTTCTTGTCCTCAGGTTGACTAACCACAGGTTGAAACAGTTCACGAGTTTGATACATCACCCCTGGAATTTCCACAGGTGTTTGACGACCTGTTTGTGGTGCAGGTGCATGTGGGTTTAACACTGGCACAGTGGTAAACACAGATTCTTTTAGAATTTTGCTCATGATATTATCCTTTGTATGCTTTCCATTGATTGGTCAAGTCAAAAATACTTTCTCGAACTTTTTCCATATCGCCGTCACCGTCTAGGTCAGCTTCTTTTTTGCCAGCAGCACGAGCCTTGGCTAGATTGCCAGTAAACTTGTTGCCTTCGTCAGTTTTTTCTTCGTCAACTTCTTTTTTCTTGACGCCGGCCATTTCCATCATGCGATTGAGATCGTCTTCATCTACATTAGTATTTCTAATAGGCATACCGTGATCGTCTAAACCTCTTTGCATACTAGTTCCTTTGTTACCAAATTTGCCCATGGCTCCAAATTGACCAGGTGCATCACCGAAGAATGCGTTTGCAAACATCAACAGTAGAATGCCAATGACTGCCATGTTGCCGCCGGTTACTGTGCCATACATTGCTGTGGCTGCACCCGCAGAACCAAGTAGACCCAAAGTATACAGTGCCTGATACAATTTACCTTGCCAGTTGCCAGCAATGCCTTCGGCCATTTGCGGTGACTGACCTTGAGCGGCTGCTTTATCAAGTCCTAGAGCCTGTGCTACCTTCATGGCATTTTCTTTGCTAGGAGTAAAATCACCACCAGTTGCTTGTTTAACTGCACTGGCAATTTTTTCTGCATCTGGACCTAATAATTTCATTAGTTTAGGTACTAGCATACTTTTTAACTTGTCCATCATACCTTCGTCAAGTCTGTTGTTCTGGCTCATGCCAGCCATTTCCATCATGCGGTGCAAGGCATCTTCTTCAGCTTCAGCATAGCTGTGCTGGCGATCTGCATCCAGATTTGGTATGCCGCCACCTGTCAATGTTGATTGTCCAGTTGACTTAGGACCATCTAATCCGCCCGAGTACTGCATTGAGCTACCTGTTTCTGTATTGGTTGGGTAGTCAGGCTCGTTCATTGACACTTCGTCAATTTCTTGTTCGCCGCATGCTGGCTTGTAGCCACCACCGCCGTAGCCTTCATCATTGCCGCCGCCCAGTCCTGCACTCTTCAACAGTTGGCTCAGTTTCATTGCATCTTCATCTGTGGCAGTGACTGTGAGGCTCTTGCTTGGACCACCGTGGGAATCGTTGTTTATGCTCATGTTAATGCTCATGCTTTCGTCTAAGCGAGCCATGCTTTCTTTGATCATGTTTTCAAGATCACGATTCATTGAATCATAAATGCCACCGCCAAACTTCATGCCGCCTTTGGATGGTGTGTTGTCCGCGGTTTCTTCAGTTTTTTCTTTCTTGCTGTCGGACTTTTTCTTTTCTGGTAGGCCTTTGTGCTTGGTTGCAGCAAAGTCTTCTGCGTCTTTTTTGCCCATGCTCTTGGCTGTTTTAGCAACTTCTTTACTAGCAGGCTTTTCACCTTTTTGTGCGGCATGAACCATGCCCATGAACTTTTGTTGTTTTTTGCTTACTGCTTTTTCGTCAATTTCTTCTTCTCTAACTTGTGCACCATCTGATTGTTGATTTTTAATCAGGGTCATTGCTGCATACAACACAGACTCTAAACGGCTGGCAAACCCTTGTGGGAATTCGCCTCCGCGCTGTGCTTGCTTTGCCGCTGCACGAATGTCAGCAAGGTCGTCATAAATTTGTTGTGCTTGACCGTGATCAGAACCTTCTTTGGCCATTTTACGACCACCTTTGTGCTTGGTAGCACCACCGGTCACACGCTCAGGTGCCTTCTCTGGGCCTTTTGGACGTCCACGACCACGCTTTTCTCCGCTGGCTGGTGTGTCATCGGTGCCAACACTGATACCAGACGGATCAACTCTGCGAGTTACTTTGCGTCCAGTTGCTGTGTGTTCAATATCATGCAAGGCTCCGCGTTCAACACTGCCAACTTTTGGTTTGTCGGCACGTGGTTTCTTGTAGTTTGTGAACGGATTAAGGTCTTCCTCTTCGCTGGCAACAACTTGTTTGCCGCCGCCCAGTGCTTGCTTCATTGCTTCAGCGGCAACATCACCCAGCATCTCGTCAACTTCTTTTTTGGCTCCAGCAATCTTGTCAGCAAAAGTAATCTTGTCTTTGGGCTCAGCCAATGCAGCAAAGCTCTTGGCCTTGGCTGGACTCATCTTTTCTTTGATCTGCTTGGGATTGGGTTCATCGCCTGGCTTCATACCTGTCTGTGGCATGCCCATTTTCTTTTGTAGATCACGGATCATGTCAGCATCACTACCGTGACCAACGGTGTCCATGGCCTTACCAGCTACTTTCTTGACCATGCCGCCTACCTTGCGGGCCATGTCGCCCATGCCTTCGTCTACTTCTGTATTGTCATACTTGTCGTACTTTTTGCGAATTGGATCCAGTGCTTTGCCGTCACGACCAGCTTTGGCCAAGGCTTCCATGCCTTCTTTGCCGTACTTTTCGTAGCCCTTGGCAGCACGGCTCATGTCACGCTCGTTGAGTTGTCCGTGTGTGACACTGGGCAAATCGCGAATGGCGTTTAGTTTGTTGTTTAGATTGTAAAAAAATGTCATTGTATTATCCTCTTGGGTTTGCGCCAGTTGCTGGCTTGGGTTTACGCTTGATGTTGGTCATCGGGCTCTTGTTGCCTTGTGGCAGTTCGTTGGTGGTTTTAGCAGCGGGAGTCTTTCCTCCAGCAACAGTAAAATTACTACGATAAGCGTTCTTTAGCACAGCATGGTCGTAAGGACCAGTTGCATAGTCCTTGCTGAGTGCTCGTTGTTTGGCGTCTGGTGCTGGAAGATCTGTGTCTGCAATCAAGTCTTTGTTTTCACTATCGATCTTTTGGGATTCGTCATTGAGACTGTCTTCATAGGCATCAGTATTCATCACAATACGATTGGGATCCATGCCCAACAACTGTGCCAACTGTTTGATCTGCGGCTCAATTGCTGGATAACGAAATTCTACATCCACAATGGTCAATGGCTGATTGGGGAAAGCTGGAAAGTCTGGAACATGTTTACGCACAGGGGCAGTCTTGGGCTTGCCCATTGTGACCACATCAAACTGCGTCATCTTTGATTCAAGATCTTTGATAAAGCCAGTGGGCACGTCTCCAACTATCTTGATGCGATAATTGTATGTGCGTTCACTTTCGGCCAGGTATTTTGCAAATGGTTTCATGTCAGTGTCCTATTGTATATTTATTCTTTTGTAGCATTTTGGTCTTTGCCTTTTAGCAGTCGTTCCAGCAAATCATTGCGGTTTAACACCATGCCCTCAGCGGTTTGCATGGATTTTTGTTCATCAGGCACGTCTCGATCCAGTTTGATCTTCTTCATTTGTAGATCAATCATCCGGAGTTTTTTGTTGAGTTTGGCTGTTTTGGCGGTGATGGCATGCCCCAGCATGTTGCTTGCCACTGAGAATATTTCGCTGGCAAATCTTGAATCTACTTGCATGCCCAGGTCCATGAGATCTTTGTAGCTGTCCTGTGCTAGTTGTGCTAGATCATCCATTTCAGTGTCGCTGGCATCAAGGCCACGCACTGCTGGCAATGCAGCATCTATTTTGTCTATGGTGGAATCAATTGCTGCCAACTGTGTACGAGTTTCCTCGATGGTGGGAGTGTCTGATTCAGTTGGTGTTTCAACTGAGGATGGCAAGTCAAAAAGAGATTCAAGTTTCCGCGTCATGCGGATATTTATGGATCAATTACGACCGTTGGTAAACATATCTTGTTCGGTTATGACTCTAAAAGTCAAGCCCTGACGAACACACCATTTTTGAGCAGCTGACCATTTGGCATAGTTCACTGCCACAACAGCACGGTCTCTGCTGCTCATTTTTGATTCAATAACACTTTGTTTCTTGGGCTTGATCTCAATCAGTTCTGCCTTGACGGTGTTGTCTTTGTTGCGATACATAATCAAGAAGTCTGGCACATAATTGCTTTTGCGACCAGTCACAGGATTCATATAGGGTATAGCAATGCTTTCACTGGCCCATTGCAGGATGTTGTCATTGGTGTCACAAAAACGCATAAAGCTGTGTTCCCATCCTGATCTGTATCGTGGCACACCACGACCCACATACTTTTCGCCGTTGATGACTTCGTAGAGTCCGTTGGCCCAACGACTCATTGTAGTACTGCTCGAGCTGCGTAGAAGTTGGGAGTTGCACTGACATTCACCCCCAGCAGTGTGGCCTTGCTGCGAATCAAGTTGAGATAGTATGCAAGGTTCACTGTGAGGTTGACGCCGGTCTGTCCCTGAAATCCTGCTAGTAGAGTCATGGCAGGAATGTTGGTGTTTTGTGCAATTCTAAACAGGCTGGTAGCAAAGTTGCCAGCGGCACGGTCTGTGGTCATCACACTGCGAAAGTATGAATACACTGCATCATACTCGTTAACCGGTACATTGACATCAAAACTGTAAAAGCGATCAAACACTCGTACTGTTAAGTCTTCTCTAAAGTTGGTTTCGTTTACTGTGGCCATTAGATACCGCCTGCGCCGTTGCCAGCGTTTCTGTTGATAGTGTCAACTACTGCTTGATTTCGTGCCGCAGTTGCTGTGGGAAAAATTATGCCGTCAGCTGCGTTAGTTACTGCTCGTACAGCACCAGGCAACGCACCTTGCAATGCGCCTACACCCAATGCAGTGGCTTCACTGAGAGCAATGCTCTTGAGGTTGGCACCTTTGAGAGTGTTGTAAGCTGTTCCTGCTTTTTGTGCAGCACCAATCAGACCCAACACACTACTTGATTGTAAATCTCGGCTGATACCGCCAACCACATCCAACAAGCCACCTTGACCCAGGATGGTCTGTGTGCTGCCTGCTCGTGCAATAGGACTTGGCTTGCGATCGTAGTGTGCTTCGTTGCCAAAGCCACCAGCTGTGGTGTTAGGAGCGCCTTGGTAGTACTTGACTGTTTCGTATGCAATGCTCATGCTGTGTTGCATGGTGCCCGAACCCTGTGCATAATCATATTGATCATGGCTCCAGTTTGTGATCAAGGGATTGATCAGCACATACTCAGCATACTTGTGTTGGTAGTCAAATCCGTAAATGCGAATGTCTGTAAAAAACGGTGGCTTGCCTTTGGCACCATCACTGGTACTTTCGCCAATGAAACCCCAATCGTTGACCAAGCGGTCATTGTTGTAGATGTCACGAGTGTTGTAGCCAAAGCCTGCAGTACGGTTGGCTTGTGGGCCAATGCTGCCGTTGGTATTGCTGTCGTTGCCGTATTTTTGTGTGGGATCTTTGTAGTAATAGCTGTAGTAGTTGTACCACATGTTGCGCACAAGGTCGCCACCGTCGTCATGAAAAGTAATGTTCACAGGATCATAGTTGATCTTGGTCTGTATAACACGTTTTCGATTGTACTGGTTGAGTGTTTCTGTAGCAATAGTGTACTTGGGCAGATCAACAGTTTTTACCACCAGGCTGAGATTGCTGACATCAGTCAGCCCCATAGCCCCGGCGAGATAAGGAATTTCTTTGACGTTGATACTGAAACTCACATGGAATAAAAACTTAAGACGTGGCTTGAGCTCATATCCGTTGCTGCGAAAAACCTTGCTTGCGTGAGTGTAATCACGCAAGGTGTCACCGCCAAAGAAACCTTTTAGGAGACTTTGTCCCCAGGTGGTATCTGCCATTTGCTATTAGGCGCCAGCGCCTGTCACTATTTCGCCTAGTGTTCGTCCAACACCAGTTGCTACGCCAACACCATAAGGAATCTGGTTTGCATTATCAAACGCAATGGTCAAGTTAATTGTGACTGGTGCGCTTTCAGCATAGCTCATGCCGCCGTAGTCTGCACTCTTTAGGTAGCAGCCATACAGTTCCCAAGTTTCAAGAACTTGTGGTTGTTCAGCACCGTTGCCGCCGTCCAGGATTTCAAAGCGGGTGGTAAACTTGTAATCGATACCAGACGCTGCTGATGCCATTTCCAAGAAGTCCATTTGCTTTTGTAACTGCTCGCCAACTAGACGACCAACTGCACCACTTGCATCATCACGGATTTCGCATGTGGTATCTGCCCAGGTGTGTTTGCCGGCCAACTTGAGTGTGCTGTTGTAAATTGGCAATGTGATTTCTTCAAAACTCAGATTGGGTCTTGCAAAAGTCATCACTTGCTTGGTTAATTCAGTTCGTGGAGTTGTAATACCGAAGTTTTCAAACATCACTCTAAAGCGATATTTGAGTTTGGGCATCAGCAGACCTTGAGTGCTTGCACTCTGATCGCTGGCCAACGGTACTGTCATTCTCTGTAATGATGAAACTGCCATTTTTGATATCTCCTATATGTTTTATTTAGCTGTAATCTCTAGCCAAAAACAGGGCCAAAGCCCTGTTTTTAGTTTCATCACGCTCCACCAGATATTTCACCAGTGTTCTTGATTCGCAACGGAATGTAGATAAACTCAATTGCTTTGACTGGTTCAATAGCAACGTCTACCCATAGTTCGTTACGATCAATACGACCCGGGGTGTTGTTGCTCAAATCGCACACAACCAAGTAGTCGTAGATTGCTCGTTTGGCAATCAGATCAATCATCAAGCTGTTGACAGTGTTGGTGATTTCGTTACGAGTAATCTCGTCGTTGGGTTCAAACAAGTACAACTTGCCAATCTCTTCCAGGCGACCACGCAAGAACGCAACCAGTCGGCTAACGTTGATACGATCCAGTGCGCTGGTGATACTGGTTGTGGTCTTGTTACCAAAGTTGGTAATGCCCACACCAGGGATGAATGTGATTGGGTTGATGTCGTTTTCATACAGCACATCGCGCAGGCCTTGACCCACGTTGATCTGTTCAAATTCACCTGTGGCACTATCAATATAACCAATTGCAGTAGCGTTGTCCACAACACCACGACGTGTACCAGCAGGAGCCAACCATGGATAGCTCACTGCATCACTACGGATAATAGTACGCATCATCATGTGACTTGGCGGCTGCACTACCAATTGGCCGCCTAGGTCTGTGGTCTGGCAGCTGGGATAGAATGTGCCCATGTACTGGCTGGCTGCAACCAATCCGTCTCCAGTTTCTAGACCCAGTCCGCTGTTGTTGGTTGCCCAAGTGGTAACGTCAGTTCCGTTGGCAGCCAATCTCATCGGGGTATCACCAATCACAAACAAGGTGTTGTTGCGCTCATTGCTGAGAGCAATCATGTTTGGAATCAGTTCTGGATATGCTGGAGTAGCAATCAAACTGTACTGTGCTTGTTCTTCACGAGCAGAAGCGCTGGTATCCAAACCGGCTCGCATGGCTTCCACAACCATTTGTCGCTGAGCCTGACGTCCTGACCACATGGCTCCGTCATCTCTGTTGCCAGATGCTGTTAACCAAGTGCTCTTGACTGTTGGCAATGTGTCATCAGGATATGATTCAGCGTTGAAGTAGTTGTTCTGGAAGCTCTTGATGTTGTATCCTGAACGGCGTGTGTTGAACAACAACATACCTTGTGGATATAGGTCAGGATTAGGTGCGTCAAGGTCCAAATAATTACTGGTCAACAAGCTAGCAATTGTAGGAATTGGATCAGCGATTGGATCAGTTGTACCGTTTGGTGCCCAACGTGCATCAGCAAACAAAATACCATTTTCAGTTACTTGGTCAGTTGTGTCAATTGGCACCCACTGGTCAACTCCGCTCACTGGTTCCCAGCGATATAGTGCAGGATAGTTCTCCAGGTCGCTGGAATCAATCCACAGATCACCATATTCTAACGGACTTTCTGCTACGTCTGTTTGTGTTGTTGGTGCTGTAGCAGCAATAATTGGACCAGCAGCGTTGGTATCGCCCAAATCAAATCCACGAACGTCATTGGCAACGTTTTGATATCCAACCCAGGCACCACTGTTCTGGATCATAATGTCAGCATCGCTCACGGTGCTGTAGTACCACAAGCGTCCGGTTGCAGGATCTTGATCTGGTTCAACATCGCTAGGCGTGTAAGTAAAATCTGGAGCTGTGCGCCAGTTACTTAGAACTATACTGTTTGATGCTGTGTTATTGGCCCTTACACCATCAGTCTGCACAGTAAATCCAGCATTGGTTACTGGGGTGCCAGTAACGTTATTTAGTGCAATATTTCCACCAGCACTGTGAGTAAACACAATTTCACCAGCCGAGTTTACGCTGGCACTAACAAAAGGAATATTTGCTGCACTGACCGCTGCCACAAATGCAGCAGCCCCGGTACCATATGTGGTTGTATCCAAAACTGTTAGGCTATTGTTTAAAGAAGAGCTGCCTGGAATAGTTGCAATAATTCTAAAACTATCTAGATTGATAAACGGAGCTGAAGGTGGAGCAGATGCAGGTATTACTGTTGCACCAAGAGCAATTCGTTCAAGAATTTCAAAAGAAAATGTTTCATTAGTACTGCCATTAGCATTAGCATTCCACTGTACATATGTAGTTCCAACTGGAATATTTTTTCCGCCGCCTGTGGGGTCTAACGCAAAAATTGCCTCACGATCAGTTGCATATGCAGGACATGCTTGACTCACAAAAGAGTCCAAAGCAGCATTGTATTTTTTTATTCTCAAAGAAAGACCGTTGTTGGCTGGACTGGTGTTGTTCCATATTGACCCTGTGGGACGAGGGCTAGTGTCTGTGATTCTCCAACGTGGCACTTGATAGCTGTAGCCAGGGAAATAGCTGGGAGCATAATACTCGATAGTTGAGATACCCAGTGCTGTCAACAAGGCTTGGCTGGTTGCGGGATCGGTACCAAGGCTAATTGAAACAATACCACCATCAGCAGTGGAGCCATCGTTGGTGGCTGTGGAGTTGGCATAAATTGCCAATTTGCCACTGACTGCGTCAGCACTCACACCAGTGATAGCAGCGGCGTTGATTACTGCTGCAAGACCTGCCACGGTGTTGGTAGCACCAACAGTGATCAAAGAATCATTGATTTGGAAGTTTGCACCAATGGTCAAGCTGGTAGGAGTTCCTGTGCCAGTAATGGTGGGCCATGAAGTTTTCCATGCATCGCCACCAATTAGTACCCACTGATTATCGGAGTTTTTGTAATAACCAGGATTCTTAGGAACAGCAATAGGAGGATTACTAGAGCTAGGATTAGGAATTACTGCAACAACTGCATAGTCGCCAATGCTGCCAACTGTGTTTTCTGGGGTAAAAATGTTGTTTGTAAAATCTACTACATCAGCCGAGTCAGTGATCACAATTGGTGTTTTTACTGTGAATGTAGCTGTGGTTTGATTCCATTCTTGAATACCCCACAACGAAGTGCTGGTATCAAGCCAGTATGTGCCGTCTGCAGGATTGCCAGTGGGACGAACCAAACTGGCAGTGAGCTCAGCAAGATCAATGTTCACACGTTGTATAAACGCACGATTGGTCACACCCAGTGTAGAATACGCTGCCAACAAACCATATTCGTTGAGCTCGTACCCATTGATTGGTGTACCATTGGTAGTCTGATAAAAGAACGGCACACCAAAAGTAGCTGCCAAATCTCGTTGACTTGTAATGAGATAAGTTTTGTTTGCATTGGCTGCAAGTGTTCCTGCTGCCACTGTTGCGCCGTCTGCACTAACTTTGTTTTGTGCAGTAGCAATCAAGAAGTACGGTACTGTGTTGACTGCAGATGGGATATACTGACTTTCGTCAATTACTGTTACTTCTACGCCTGGTGAAATTAAAGCCATGGTCGATTCCTTTTCAAGTTCTAATATTTATGGAGCACCACAGAAAAAGGCTTGTTACGGTGCCCTTTGGCAAAGGCCCGCCATAAATATTCAGTGAAAAGACCAATCTGTCCTGCTTGTAATCAACGTCCTTGTGCCATAAACTATCACCGAGATGGTGTGCCGCACTATCGTGCCCGCTGCGACTCTTGCAATCGCAAAGGCCGTGGCTTAAAAATAAGAAAACCCAGCTGGGAGTCAGCTGGGTACAAGAAAAAAATGCAGTGTGATCGTTGTGGTTTCAAGGCACGATATTCGGCCCAAACTCTAGTGTATCATGTGGATGGGAATCTTGCCAACTGCGATATAAAAAATCTCAAAACGGTGTGTCGTAACTGCGAAGTCGATTTATCAAAATCTGATTCGATATGGCGACCTGGTGATTTGCAACCAGACGGCTAACCAGCTCACGAGTGTTGCGCTTGAGATCTGATAGTGTACCGTTGTTGTCAATCACATAATCGGCCATCCAAATTTCCAGGCTCATGCTGGATTTGTCCTCTGCAGGCAAGTGATCACTACGATCCACCCAGATAGCATAATCAAACACATTGGTATTCTTCATGGCATGAAATTCTGCTTTGTTGCGTAGGCCGCAGTAGATTTCGTTTTCAGTAAAAATTTCCCTGCCCAGTCTTGCATAGTCGTCCCGGCAGTAAGCATGAATCATGTCGTACCACTCTGCTCTGTGATTGTGACGATCTTCAAAACACTGCTCGTAAGTGGTGTACCCGTACTTGGGTGCTAGTTCAGCATAGATAAACTTTTCAGCACAAAAGTCTGAACTGGACCTAAAGTTGTAGCCAAATTCTTCACGCAGTATATCACACACAGTGTCTTTGCCGTGGCGTGCATTGCCAATAATCATGAGTTTAGGTAATTTGTTCATAAAATTGAGTCCTCAAACCAAGTTTTACATGTGGGCCAATCACGGTACACATGTGCTTGTCCACCTGCTGCAATCCACTCATTGCAGTTGCTGTGCCGATCGTCGATCAGGATGTCAGTTGGGTGCTTGCAGTGACGCCACTTGTCATGACTGAATGGGCCCAGTGTTACAGGAATGTCACGAAAATGTTCTTGCGCCCAAAACACTTTGTCGCTGGCTGCAAAAGGCATACTATAATCATGTGGCAATGCTGTCAAGAATCTCAAGTGGCCGCCAGTTTTTTGTGTGAGATCACGGCAGTAGTTGACCAGTTCAACAGCACCTGATTTCAAGGGCAAACTGCGATAAAAATGCGTGTCTGCTTTGAGTTGATCCCATTCTTCTTGGGAAACACGCTCGCCGCTGTTGTGATCCCACCGCAGTTTCAAAAAGTCTTGAGCATGTGCTAGCCAGTCGGCTACCACATCATCCATGTCGAGATATATGTTCATTTGAGTGAAGTTACGTTAAGGTGATCTAGGGTACGCTGTAGCATTCCTATTTGTCTACGGCAGTCTTCCAGCGCATGATGGCTAGTAGGAGGGATGGGCTGATCAGGCCAAAGGCTAAACACTGTGCGACTGTCCCTGACCATGTAGTATTTCCACGGCAAGGGTTTGTGATAGCTCTTGTAAGCATGCTCTAGAATGTTCATGTCGTATGTGGGACCTTGAGCCCATATTCTGTTGGAGTGCCAAATCAGACGTCCTAGCTCGTCTAGAGCTTGATCCAAGGGCACACGATCATGCTCACCAAATGCTTCTTCACGAGCATGATCGGGCTGTGTGGCCCACCAGGCAATTGTGCCATCGTCAATGTCACGGGTTTCCTGACTTTCCAGTGTGATTCGAGCATAGTAACTCTGCTCATAATGGCCCGTGCCAAAAGGGTCAAAGCTCTGTGCAGCAATGGTTAGAATGCAGGTGTTTGGACCAGTTGCTAGTCCTTCAAGATCAATCATTAAGTCTGCCATACTGCAAGTATAACAGAAACATCAAACAAAGTCTATTGTTGCTTAACCGATTACCCAGGTCAATGGCTGACTTGCATCTACGTAATTCTTGAGTTCTTCGATTTTGGCATCCATTTGAGCCTGTGCTTCTGCTTTCATGGCAGCGCCGTTTAGGGTGCCGCCACCTTGCGGACCTGCAATGGTGCCAAACTTTTCACGTGCTTCGCCCACAATCATTTTACAGTTGGCCACCATGTAGTCTTTGATCCATTGCTGAATCTGGTAGTCGCTCAACAAATTGAATTCAGGTTTGAGATTGTAACTCCACAGCAACACGTTTTCACCGGTGCCTTTTGGATCACGAATCAGTTGCAGCTTTTTGGTCACAGGGTTCCATGTGTAATTCATGTAGCCGCCAAACATACGTGCTGCCAACTCAACATACTGACTGTAGAAGTCGTATGTGGCTAGGCCGCCTGCCACGTTGAAGTTCATAAGGTACACGTTGAGACTTGCTTGAGCAAACGGGTCAAAGTTTGAGGCAAATGGACCTGTGCTGTCGCCAAATGTGCGTCTAAAGATCTGACGCACACTGACAATTTCTTGTGGCAGAGTGTAGATGTTTACGTCCTTGACCAGTTCCATGAAGCTGTAGCTTTCTTCATAGGCATTGCTGGCACGTTGTCTGTATGTGCCAATGGTCTTTTGGTACGCTGCTTCGTAGTGAGAAGGATCCAGCTCGATGTCAATGATTTGATCACCAAGCTGGAGTTTCACGTACTCTATCAAATTTTGCTTGAGCGTCTCAAGCGAGTTCTGTTGCTGTTCTGCCATTGGGGGACTCCGTCCCCTTTATTTACCAGCTTTTTAGAATGATCAAGTTCTCTGTACCACGTCCGTTAAACGGTGTTTCTGTAGTGGTCAAGTCCTTGTAGATCTTTCTAGCGGCTGGCTTGCCTGCGGCACTCATGGCTTTGAGCACGTCTGCTGGCTTGCGCACAGTTTTTTGTTGGCTTTCCACTGTGCTAAATCCAATAACAGCATTGGATTTCACTGTGAAAACTTTGGTGTATTCATCTGCCATAAGGTGGATTAGCTTGCGTTTTTTAGTGTCGTACAACCAGGCTTCAGCTTTGTCCACTAAACTTGCGGCCGGTAAACCTTTGAGCTTGAGCTCTGCAAATTCTACAATACACTTGAACTTTGCGGCACGTTTCTCTGGTGGCACTGCCTTGACTGCTCGTGGTTTACGTTCAACCTTTTTAATCTGTACATAGGCACCACAGTCCGAAATCACAAGCTCACAGAACTTTACGCAGTTCCGTAACTGTATTTTAGACAGGTAGCCGTAGCCCTGTGCCAAGTCCGCATCTTTGCCTGCCACTGCCTCATCAAACTCCACAAGTTTGCGTGTCCAGATTTGCTTGATATCATTGACCATTTGTGGTGCAATGTTTAGGCTACGCATGAGCGCCACGGGTTTGTAGTCTGCGTTGAGCTTGGCTCCAGACGCAATGAAGTCATCAAACAGGCCATCCATTTCACCTGCACATTCAGATACCTTTTCTCGGAGCCTGTCCTGAATGGTAATCTTTGGTACTGTTTCCTCAGCTACTATTTCCTCTGCTTCTTCATCTTGTTTGGATTCTAAAATCTCTTTTAGCAAGTTGTCTAATTTGATCTGTTCCGGCTCTGTGAGCTCCAGTCCCACCATGCTCATGCGGCATAGCCAACCGGTTGTGAGTCGGATTGAGCTGTCAGGAATGCGTTTGAGTGTACGAACGTCGCCTTTGCGACCATGCAATTCCAAATAGTTTACAATCATCTCACGAGCATCTTTTTTGCCATAAAAATAATTGTACCAAGAAAACGCATGACTAAAGGCACTGATACGATTGTCGGCGGGTTGCACTCGCCATGTGGGTTCCATCCCCATAGCATTGGTATCGGCACTACGAGGATTCAAGGGCTTGACAGATTTGGTTGCAATCATAATTGTTCCTTACTTAGTTCTGGGCAAGTGTTTTACGGTGTCAAAAAGTTTGGCAGCACGTTTAACGTCAAAATTTTTGTGTTTATACATCCAGGCTTTTTTGCGTTCTGCCACTTCCAGTGCGTCTGCTAGTTTCCATTTAGTGTTGAAGTCCACTGTCATTATTATACGGCTCATGTCCACAATGTCAAGTGCATACTCTACCCATTTTTCTGTGGCTTTTACTTTGTCGTAGGGTTGTATAAACCCCTTGCCTTTTGGGCCTGTGTATTTTGTTAAAAAGTTAGCGGCTTTCATAACATACTCCCGAAGTGGATAAGTGTGTATTATAGCAGGTTTCGGAATTATGGTCAACCTGTACATAAATAGTATTACCATGCCAAGACTTAGCCTATACCGCCCCAATCGAACCCGTGATTACCAATTTTTGGATCGCACCATTGCTGAAATGTACACTGTGGGCGGCGTAGACATCTATGTACACAAATTTATGGGACCTGAAACTGGGGGCGAAGATTCAGCATTTAGTGGCAATGCTGACGCTACCCAACCTGTGTACGACGAACTGAGTCCACTAAACATTCAAGATCTATTGTTGTTGGAAAACCGTGATCGAGTGTATGACCAAGACATCTATGTCATGCGCGGTGTGTACAATTCACAAGACATTGATTTTGACCTCAGTCAATTTGGATTGTTTTTGAACAACGATACCTTGTTCATTACTTTTCACTACAACCTCATGATTGACACCTTTGGTAGAAAACTCATGACTGGCGATGTGTTGGAAGTGCCCAACCTCAGAGACTACAATCCCTTGAACAGTGCCATACCATTACCGTTGCCCAAATACTATGTGATACAAGATGCAAGTTTTGCGAGTGAAGGATTTAGCCAAACTTGGTTGCCACACCTGTGGCGTGTGAAAGCAACACCACTAACCAACGCACAAGAGTACAAGGATATCTTGAAAAAACCAGTAGTGATGGAACAGATCTGGGATCCAGGAAACTTTTATCCTGCTGGAGACATAGTAAACCAAAGCGATGTGTACTATCAGGCCATTGCCAACGTGCCTGCAGGAACACCCATTACAGATACTTCTAAATGGGTTGTGTACACTCCGCCTACACAAAGTGATGTATTCAGCACACGCACCAAAGACAATCAAATCAACGATGCCATACTGACACAGGCTGACGTAGAGGTTCCACTCAGTGGTTATGATGTCACCAAGTTCTACATCACACCCACACTGCTGGACGGACAACCAGCCAATCCTTATGGTCTCACCGCCGACACAGGTACTACTGCCGACGGAACTGAAGGTGGCATGAATGTAACTCCAAGAAGCGATGGCTACACCATGGGTTACCTAACCGGAGATGGATTAGCACCCAACGCTTTCCCTGTGACTCCTGGAGTAAGTTTTCCAGTCAATCCTGTCAGCGGTGATTTTGCCTTGAGACTGGACTATCAACCCAATCGACTGTTTAGATATGACGGTCGTCGTTGGATCAAGATTGAAGATCGAGTACGCACTGATCTCAACAATGGCCCGTTGAACAAAACATTGCGCTCAGGCTTTGTGAACAATACATACACAGTGCCTACCACGGACATGGGCAATATTCCCAGCCGCCAAAGCCTGTCAGAAATACTGCGACCCCGAGCAGACAACGGTGATGATGGTGGCAACAAACCGCCTAACCCGCGCCCACCAGGATACTAACAATGCAGCAATTTTTTTATGACGAGCAGATACGCAGATTCCTACTGCAATTTACTCGTATATTCAGCAATTTTCAAATTGAGTACGGTCGCGAAGACGGCAGCGATGCTGCTGCCTTGTTGCGAGTACCTGTACGATATGGCGATGCCAGTCGTAATGCACAGACCATTATTCAGGAAAACTCAGCCAACAGCTTGCCAGCTACACCCTTGATGACATTTTATGTTGCTGCCCTGGACTACGATCGTCCCAGAATGCAAGAACCCTATCATGTCAGCAAGATTGCTGTGCGTCAACGCACCTATGATGAGTCTACAGAAACATATGAACGAACACAAGGCAATGCATTCAGTATTGAACGCTTGATGCCTGTGCCCTACAAGCTCACACTGAATCTGGATATATGGACTTCAAACACCAATCAAAAGTTTCAGTTGCTGGAACAGATTCTGACCTTGTTCAATCCCAGTTTGGAAATACAAAGCACCGACAACTACATTGACTGGACCAGCTTGAGTGTGGTAGAACTAGAAAGTGTGCAGTGGAGCAGTCGTACCATTCCCATGGGCACAGAAAATCCCATTGACATTGCTACCTTGAGATTCAACTTGCCCATCTGGATATCTAGTCCGGCTAAAGTCAAGAAGCTGGGTGTGATCGAACGTGTGATTGCATCTATCTACGATGCGCAAGGCGATGCTGTGAATGCTATTACCAACAGCGATCTGTTGTTGGGCACTCGTCAAATTATTACTCCTTACAACTACAAGATTGTGTTGATTGGCAATCAAGTTCAGGTACTGCAAGAACGCACCATTGTGGATCAAACCAATCAAAGTCTTGTGCCTCCTACCATTGTGTCTAGCAGCAACGTGATGTGGCCTTCTATAATAGGTATGTATGGTGTGTTGAGACCAGGTATTAGTCAGCTGAGGCTGGATCAAGATGATGGTACTCAAGTGATTGGCACCATTGTGGTTGATCCCAACGATGAGCGCTTTTTGTTGTTTAGCGTCGATGAAGACACTGTGCCTCAAAACACTCTGTTGCCTGTGGATGCTGTGATCAATCCCTTGGTCAGTGGACCAGGACAAGGTTTACCAAATCCCGTAGCCGGACAACGATACTTGTTGACAGAATCAACTGGCGCTGATGGCAACGTTGGGCCTGCTGCGGCCTGGGTAGGACCCAGTGGTCGTCCTTTGGTGGCAGAATACAACGACATCATCGAGTTCAACGGATCAAGATGGGACGTGGCATTTATGGCCAGCACACAGCCCGGTGATCAGTACGTCACAAACTTAACCACAGCACTACAGTATCAATGGACAGGTCAACAATGGATCAAAAGCTATCAAGGAATTTACCCCGGCGGGCAATGGAATCTGGTATTGTGAACGCGGTAGGAGTTTGGTTTCGAAGCAATCAGACTGGCCGCTATCTTTACTTGTTGCGCAACGATCCCAAACATCCTGGAGCATGGGGACTGCCTGGCGGCAAAATAGAAACAGGCGAAACCTTGTTGGGCGGCATGGAGAGAGAATGTCAGGAAGAACTAGGCAGCTTTCCTGTTTACCAACGCTTGATTCCCATTGAAAAATTTACATCAGCGGATTCAGCATTTGTGTATCACACATTTGTTTGTGTAGTAGAATCTGAATTTACTCCTGTACTCAACAACGAGCATCTGGGCTATGCCTGGATCAACGAAGGTACTTGGCCCAGACCCATGCATCCAGGCCTGTGGAGTACCATAAACATTGAAGCTGTACAAAACAAAATCCTGCGTGTACAGCAGGATCTTGTTTGAAGTTGATTAGGCCTGTGATTCCTGGAACTGCAACTGAATCTCACCCACTGGACTTGTTTGAGCTGTCAGTGCCGTGACCTGAATAGCCAGCAACTCTGGACCGTTGGGATACACACCTGTACCGGGTACTGCACTGGTACCAATCTGTTTGACCGAGCTCAGGTCCAATACACCGGCATTGGTTGTAGAGATTGGAATTGCAAACAGTCGCTCGCCGCCCACAATCTCAGTTGTAACCGCTTGTATTGTCATGTTCAAGTCGTTACTAGGTGTTGAACCGCCTAGTGCATTACCCAGAATCTTCACAGTATCACCAACCTGATACCCTGTACCAGTATTTTGAATTGTGATTTGTACAGTGTTGTTGGTGTATGTAGTACCTGTTGGAGTCAACTGCACAGTGACGTTGGCGTTGGCTCCTGAAGCACTTACCACGTTGGTCAACCCCAAGCCAGCAAAGGTTCTATTACGAGTGCCTGAGAATGTGACCTTGGTACCTGACTTGGTGAAACCACCTGTTGATCCAAACAAGCTAGATGTCACACCACCTGTGGTCTCACCTGTGTATCGTGGAGCCGTTGCAAACTGCGAAAAGCTGGGCTGGAAGCCACCACCAATGTTGTTGAGTCCACTGAAGTCAGAGGTAGCAGCATCAATGTTGGATGGGTTCAAAATACCCTCAATCAGGTAACGACCTGCGCTGACCTGAATAGTCATGTTGGCCAGAGTCAACTGTGCGCGGTTGATCAGTTCTCGCTCGCCTAGTTCGCCAATAATACCATTGCTTACTGACGGACTTAATCGCATAGCAAATACCGTTTGCTTTTCTCCAACCACACCTGGCAAACCATAGTTGGTACGGTTGAATGTGAACTGATAGCCTTCGTCGTTGTCAAAATTGCCGTCCATGATAACTGAACTACCCCAGTGATTGACTAATGGAGTACAAGTGTTGGAGATCAAAATTACACCTGTATTGTCTGCATGACTCACTGCTGAACTTGATGTAAAGCTACGACTAGCTCCTTCTACCCACTGTGTGAATGTGGCTGCTCGAGTGACTCCTGTTAGGTCGTTGCCGCTTTTGCCTGAGTACTTGATTACTTCACTGTCAATCATCACAAACACAGGATAAGTCACACTGGCTGCAGGATACTGACTTGCATCACGTAAGGGGATGGTGGTCTGACTTGAATCAATTGCACCGTCAAGACCTGTGGTTGGTGTTTCGTTGATAGCTTCGTAACGAGCAGGTAAGTTACCTGAGCGCATAAAGGCTTCGTTGTTGCGGTTGTTATTGGGCAAGCGATGTGCCATTATGAATTTGCCGTCTTGTCCACGAACCATCCATTGCACATATCCAGCACCGTACCATGAGTATTCTACTCCCAACATCTGCATTTTGCTGGGGTTGATAGTGTAACCACTGTAGCCTGTACCGTCTAAGCGATCCACGTTGAAATTGTCTTGGACTACTCGAATTTCGTCTCGCACAGCCATTTTGACACGAGTTTGATTTTGTACTCCGCGGAATGTAGGTACCACTGTGATACGGTTGTTGTCCAACACACTGGCCACTGTGTGGGTCATGCCTTGAATAACCACTGTGTCACCGTTGTTGAGCTGTTCTTGGAATCTACATGTACCGTCACCTGTGACCAAGTTAGAACCCACACCAACTGACACAAATCCTGCCAATTGCAGTGTGCTAGAACGCTGTACCACGTTGAGTGTTTGGCCGTTGTGTTCCCAATACATTCCGTTTTGATCGTCCATCATACCAGCACGAATGCTGGAACCATGCCATCCAGTAACGTTCACACGAGGCTGTTGGCCTAGTTCAGGTGATACAGATCCCAAAGAATTTTGGGCCACAACCACAAATGCCGTGTCACTGCCAATACTGGTCACTGTGTAGTCAGTGTCGTTGTATCCTGATGTGGTAATGCCTGACAAATCAACCACAGCACCAGCATTGAGGCCGTGTTCAATGTCAGTGGTCACTGTGATGTTGCTGCCTATTGATGTACCTGCTGCCACAATGCTAAAAATGTCAAACGTTGGCTTCAGCATGGTACCAGATGTAAACAAGATACCTTTACCAGACTGATAACGGAAGTATTTTTTGGTTTGACGCACAGCACTAGCACCACGTGTGGGTGTGCCTGGTCCCAAAATAACACCACCGTCAAATGGTCGGGGCAAGAACACAGCATTGCTGCGAACATTGACTGTGCCTGCTAGACTACCACTTACCGCTGCGCCTGCTTTGGCAGTGTATGTGAATGTTGTTGTGCTAGGTACTTCAGTAACAAAGAAGCTGCCTGTGGCATATGCTTGGTTGGTACCTGCTGTCAATGCTACAATGATTGGTGTTCCGGGCACAAGACCGTGTGCATACTGAGTTGTGACTGTGATAGTGCTGGGAGTTGCGCCATTACTTACAATACTAACCACATCAAGGTCAGCACCAGTGTATTGGAATGCTTCACGGACCACTGAATCAATCTGGTTGAGTGGATAACCCACTGCTGTGCCTGTTGTTCTTGGTGGATAGAATGCAAAGTTATCGTCATTGGCATAGTACACATAACTCACACCACTTGCGTTGGTACTGGCTTGATTTTGTGCGCTGACATAATCGCCTGATGCCAATCCGTGGCTGCTGGCATTCACTGCCACTTGTGGAATATCAGGGTTTCCGGTAGCATTGAATATACCAGTCATTCGAATCACTGGAGAACCAACTCCAGCTGCTGTCAATGCTGTGGTACCAAACTGTCCACGAACAATTGTTTGTGTTCCGTTGACTGCTGTGTTGATAGCACTCATGTTGACCAATTCAATATTGCCACTGAGCTTTTGAATCACTGATCCAGTTACAAAACTGTTGGCAGCAGGAATGTTGTACCAGCCGCGAGTGAGTTGCAGTGTAGTACTGTTGGTAACTTCAAACACCTTGGCAATTTCAATGTTGCTGACTGCAAACACATTGTTGCCAATTGAAATGTTAGCGGACGTTCCGTTAGATTGATTGCTTTGACGTACCACTGTGATTGCGTTGCCCGTTACGTTGGTCACTGACATAACTTCAAACACGTTGGCTGTGTTTGTTTGTACTATGATGTAACTGCCGTCACTGATGCCTGCAGCTGCCACGTTGGCCACGTTGACTGTGGTAGTAGCCACGCTGGTAATGTTGGCCACTGCTACTGTGGTACCACCTGTGCCAGGATTGCCAATGATGATCACGTTGTCGTCTGCTGTGAATCCTGTGGTACTGGCCATTGTAAATGTTCGTTCAGCTGAGCTGTTGACGTTGGCAGTGATATAATTGCTGGTGAAAGGTGTAACGTTGCCTTGAGTTTGGCTTATCATCAGGGCAAAATCAGCTGCGTGCCACTGCGGAGTTCCTTGATTTTCCAGTCTAACTGCGGTATCTGAGTCACTGGTAATTTGGTCGTCACCTGCAATCAAGGTAACATAACCATTGGTGTTGATTGTGATATCTGCACCAATGTCTTCGTAGAATGCTGGGATGTTGTTGACTGTGCTGACGTTCTGCCATTTGGTATTTTGCAAACCATATTCAAAGTCAGCGTCGATCAAGGCCTGTGGATTTGATACTCGCTCACGACCAATTGCGTCCATACCAAACGCCCAGGGTTGAACTGTCATTGCCTCAGCTTCTGCATAGATAGCCAACTTGTCATTGGCATTCATTGCACTGGTATCCCAGTCCAAGGTCAAGGTAGTTACTCCAGCATATGCTGTGGGAAAATCTACTGTAACACCAGCAGCCCAGACTACCGAACCGCCTTGTGCGGTGTCACCAAAATTGTAGATTGAAATCTGATCTGTGGTGTTGTAAATGGCTAAAAAGTTCTCAAGATTTACTCTGCCAGGAACTTTGATTGTACCACTACCAGAAACTCCTGGGGTGAACACATATTCACTAATTCTTTGTCTTGCCATTTCTTAAACTCCAAAAATAATTTGATTAGCTGTCAACGTTGCTTGAGTGTTCGTTGAAAACTTGCTGTAACTGATTGTACCGTTGACAATTTTGCTGTTAGTCACTGTGTTGTCGCTGGGTGTGCCTGTATATAGTGTGTCACCAAACAACAAACCAAAAAACGGTGTAAATGCTGCTGGTGGCGTTACAAAACTGATGTTGGGTCCGCTGATACTGAAATCCACTCCGGGGTTCAGTACAACGTTGTTGAGACTCACCATCATGGCAAACACAGACGGCGGTGTAAATGCTACGCCACTAACGGTTATTGCAAAAGTTGTGGTGCTCCCGTCAAACGTCAGGGAGTCCATTTTTCTGTATTGCCCAATCTGCGGCGAATTACCTAAGTAGGCCATTTTGTATCCTTACATTTTACCTATTACAACTTCGATCACGCCATAGGCACCATCAAAGTTTTCCAGAGCCTTGCCGATCACAGAGCCCATTTCAGGACGAACAGCAGACTTTGCACGCCCGTGTCCATCTGATATCATCATGTCGCCCTTGCGAACTGGTCCTGTGACTTTGACTGGAACTCGTCCCATCAAGGCCACTGCTGTGACATATTCAGCTTCCATGTGACTGTTCATCAAGTAGGCCGGTTGTGTTGACACTACGCCAGCAATTCTGGTGCTGCCAAATTCACTGCTCATAGTTACTTCAGCTGTGCCACCGAACTCAACCACTGTGCCTGGCTCGTACTCATCATCTGCGGCGTAGTTTTCTGCCAAGTCAGCATATTGTGCTGTGGTTGCTTTGGCAAACACTGTGTTGAACGTGGTGGCTGCGCTGCCAATGTTGCCCACGCCGTTGGTTCCGCCGTTGATAATGGCAGTTACACCGTTGGCACTGTTTACTGTGATTGTGCCACTTACTGTTAGACCAGTCAATGTACCTACTGAAGTAATATTGCCTTGTGCAGCAGTTGTGACTGTGCCTGCTGTGGTTGCAGACGTTGCTGTTGGTACAGTGCCTGTAACGCTAACAGTAACTGCACCGGTTGCACCGCTGACAGCAATATTGGTGCCTGCTACAATGCTGGTCACGCCTGTGTTGGTGATAGTAACGCCTGTGCTGCCGTTGTAACTGGTACCGCCAAGACCTGTGCCAATTGTCAATGTGCCTGTGGCAGTTGCAGTCACGGTAGCTGATCCACCTAGAGCAATTGCTGTGCCGTTAACAGTCAAGCTGGCGTTGGCCAATCTAGCTTGAGCCAATGTACCTGATGCGATGTTGGTAGCATTTAATGCTGTCAATGCAGAACCGTTGCCGCTTACGTTAGTAAAGTCACCGTTGGTACCACTAACTCGTGTACCGCTCACGTTGCCTGATGTGATGTTACCAGTTACTGCTAAACTACCCAATGTACCCACTGCTGTGATATTGGTCTGATTTGCTGTAGTCAGTGTACCCACAATGCTGGTACCACTCAGGTTTCCTGATGTGATGTTGCCAGTTACTGCTAGACTAGTCAGAGTACCTACACTGGTAATGTTGGCCTGCGCTGCATTGGTCACAGTACCTGCTGTAGTAGCACTAGTAGCAGTACCAGCACTGGTGGCTGCACCACTCAGTGTGGCTGTGATTGTGTTGGCAGCAAAGTTACCTGCTGAATCTCGTGCTACCAATGTGCTAGCTGAGTTAGCAGTGTTTGCATTGCTGGTCAGTGTGATGGCACCTGTAGTAGAATTGACGCTGATACCTGTACCTGATGTGGTCAAGCTAGCTACCCCAGTATGGGTGTGATCTGCGCGAGCATAACGCAAACTTGTGCCAACTGCACCTGATCCGATTGCTGTAGGAGTTACTGAACTAGCCTGACCAATCACGTATGCAGTTGTAGCCACTTGTGTTGTGTTGGTATCTGCGTCTGCTGTTGCTGCGGTAACAATGTTGGTAAATGCTGCATTGTTTGCAGTAACGTTGCCGCTTGCACTTACACTTGCACCATTGATTGCAGCAGCAGACAAAACGTTTCCGCCGCTGACGTTGGCAGTTGCACTAATATTTCCAGTTGCTGTGATCAAACCGCCTGTGATAAAGTTACCACCAGTGACGTTGCCAGTGGTGCTGATTGTACTACCACCAGTGATTGAACCAGTGGTTTCCAAATTACCACCTGTAACTGTGCCGCTGGCGCTGACAGTTGTAGCACCTGTGATTGCACCAGTTAATGCAAGGCTAGCTGCGTTAACAGCACCAACTGCGGTAATCAATCCGCCTGTGACAATGTTGCCACCTTGGATGTTGCCGGTAGCTGTGATTAATCCTGCAGTTGAGATGTTACCACCTGTGACGTTGGCAGCTGACACTATGTTGCCAGTTGCTGTTATTCTTCCACCAGTATTGACATTACCGCCTGAAATGTTGCCTGTGGCAGTGATCAAGCCTGCTGTGTCAATGTTGCCACCAGTGATGTTACCCGAAGCACTAACAACACCAGTTACATACACTCCGTCTGTCGCAGCAACCAAAACGTTGGCTGCGCTGTTGACCTGAATGGTAACGTTGGCGTTGGCAATTACTCTAACGTTGGATGTACCGTTGATAAGGCTGCTGGTGCTGAGACCAGTCAACAATGCACCGTTACCAAAAATGTAGTTGCCAGTGATGTTGCCCACAGCACTGACTGTGCCGCCTGTGGCAATATTGCCACCGGTGATGGTTCCTGCGGCAGATATGGTTGAGTTGGCTACTACTGCGGCTGTGAGTACATTGCCACCAGTGATGTTGCCTGTGGCACTGATTGTGCCGCCGGTCAAGATAGTATCACCACTTAAGGCACCACCTGACTGTATAGCACCAGATGCAATAACCGATCCGCTAGTGCGCAAATTAGCGCCCTCAATGTTGCCTGTGGCAGTGATCAGTCCACCTGTAATCAAGTTACCACCAGTGATATTACCAACAGCACTCACTTGTGCGCCTGAACTGATATTGCCACCAGAGATATTGGCTGCACTGGTAATATTTCCAGTAGCAGTGATCAAGCCACCGGTTTGTACGTTTGCGCCCAATACATTCCCTGTGGCACTGATGTTGGCTGATGCTGTTACAACACCAGTCACTGCCACTCCGGTTGAACTGGTAGTTGCAACTGTAATATTGTTGACGTTGGATACAATGCTGCCATTTGGGCTAGCAATAATAACTCGGGAATTACTATTGAAAATTTGTGTAGCGTCTACAGCAATACCTGTCAGCTGACTACCATTACCAATAAAGAAGTTTCCTGTAACGTTGCCAATGGCCTGAAGATTTCCGCCGACCACATTGGCGTATGCAAAACTGGCATCACCAGTGGCCACTGTAGTAGTTGGTTCTGTCAGCAAGTTACCAAAAAACTTGAATTGGCCGTCTGTTACATCACGGAAATATCCTGTGTATCGAGTGTTTGCCCCATCATAGTATTGTGCTACAATGCCAGTATCATATGTGTCTCCTGGGTTGTTGTTGGCCAAAAAGATAAAAGGATCTGTAACATCCAGACTGTCTGTGCCAGTGGTTGTGAATACTCCGTTAACTGTGAAGTCGCCCACGCAGGTGATGTTACCACCAATGTTCAAGTTGGCTGCAACTCCCAGGCCACCAGATACAACCACTGCACCTGTACTAATGTTGCCACTTTGTGTGGCATTAGTTACTCGAACAATGCCACTGGTATTGATGTTGCCAGTTGCTCCAATGCCGCCTACCACAGTTAGTGCGCCAGTTACGTTGCTGGTACTGGCAGCATTGGCATTGAATGTGACTTTGTCTACACCAGCAATGCTCACTGTCATTGAAGTTGCATTGCCCCAATACAGTCCTGAGTTGTTGGCTGCTACACTGTACACCCCTGGAGCACCTTCGGTTCCTGCAGGAAATGCAGT